ACTATCGCTAGGATTGTTAAATGTTATATTGGCTGGATTCATATATAATATAAATATAATATAAAAAATAATATAAGTTATTACAATATAGAGACTAACATATAATAATAATATATGGAACAAAATTATTTAGATTTGATAACACTGTTGAATGAACAATATTATAATTATACAAAATGTGTTGATGGTATGACTGGTTATCACAATATGCAACTTACATTTGATGAACCAAAAACATTAAAATTATTACATAGTTTGGAAGATTTTTATTACAAAGAAGAAATGAATAAAAAATATAAAAAAAATCCATTTGTTAAATTAATATCCCATATGTTTGCTAATTTTAATAGTGATGACTATGTTGATGATTTTCTATTGCCTGATATTATAGGGCGGTCACGATTAAATAATAAAACGATAAATTTATGCTGGAATGTATATAATAAATTAAATGGTTATTATCATTATTATGATATGTTAGATGAAACTAGAAACTATGATTTACCAGAGAATTATTTATAATCAAGACTTTTATGCTTTCATATAATAAATAAAAATTATATTAAGCGTGTTATTTTTACAAATTCTAATTTCTTCAAGGGTGTAAATATACATAGTTTAATTATTATTATTTAAAACTGAGTTAAAATCTATTTTACAATATACTATATAAAATGAGCAAAGAACTTCAAACAACTGATTGTAACGAGTTGAAAACACTTAAATATAAATCTATGATATTAAATGGTGTTCCATGGCCTGAAAATAAATCATCAAGTGATCTTGCTAATTTGGATAAATTTCTTGAAAATGAAAAAATAACTAATTCAAACGAACCTTGGAGTAAATTAGATAAAACTGCTAAAATCAGGAAATTAACTTTGTTTGCCGATAATTACAAGATTTCAAATAATTTAACTGATAATGAATATGACCAATTGATAGCTTTTTTTAGAGATTGTCTTGATAAAAAGAAATTACAACGTGTTAAAGATGTTAATTATAATAAAGAAACTGGAGAAATTAAAGATATTCCTGCTTTATTTTATAATAAACCATCCAATCATTTTACACTTAAAAATTTAGACAAAAGAGTGTCAACATTAAAAGGTTTGGCGCCTAAGAAAAAACAAGGCACAGCCAAAAATCTTAAAAATAAAGATGACTCTGAATCTGATAAAGATGATTAATCAATTTTATTACAAATTTATCTATTAATTTAATAAAATTGATTCAAATAATAGTTTAAAAACAAATATATAAATTATATAGATATGACTGAAAATAATACTGAATTAATAGATGTTACTAATCTTATTATACCTGAAGAAGACCCAAAATACTTTAATGATGAGGAATCATTGGAATTATATCAGACATGTACACATTTAATGGAAGAATTTATTAGAGACCATCATACACTTATTTCTGAACCTGATTTTGAAGATATATTTGATGAAAATATTCAAGAATTAATGCATTCTCATTTTGATTCTGATATATTTTATACTGATGATGCTGAAGATGAAATGGATGAAATTATTGAACATGCTAAGAATGATTTCTTTAAACATTTTATGCCACCGCGTTCATATCCAGATACAATTATCTTAGAAGAACCTGATTCAGATTTTATTAATGAACAATTAAAACTTTTAAGAGATAAACCACAACCAATCCAAAGAACAAAAGAATGGTATGAATTTCGCCATAATTTGATTACTGCTTCAAATGCATATAAAGCATTTGAAGGTCAAACTGTTAAAAACCAACTTATTTACGAAAAATGTCACCAACTTAATCAAAGTTTATTCCTACCAGGAGATGATGATAATGAAGCAGATAATCAAGAAACTAAAGAAGTAGTCATGGTAAATACTAACACTACACTTCATTGGGGCCAAAAATATGAACCACTTTCTGTGAAAATTTACGAACATAAATACGAAACCAAAATTGAAGAGTTTGGTTGTATTCAACACGAAAAATATTTATTCTTAGGTGCATCTCCTGATGGTATTAACGTTGATAAAACTTCTAAAAGGTATGGACGTATGTTAGAAATTAAAAATATTGTTAATAGGGAAATTGATGGAATTCCAAAGAAAGAATATTGGATTCAAATGCAACTTCAAATGGAAGTTTGTGATCTTGATGAATGTGACTTTTTAGAAACAAAATTTATAGAATATCCTGATTTTGGTTCATATAAAGATGATACATTAGATGAATATTATGAAGATGATGAAGGAGTAGAATTTCAAAATGTATGTTTATCCAAAGATAATAAAATGAAAGGAGCTATCATTTACTTTCATACAAAAGAGGGCAAACCATTTTATCTTTATAGACCATTAGATTTAATTCATCCAGATGATATTACACAATGGCATGAACATAATGTTGATTATTATCAATATAATCCTCAATTTAATTATACATACATGAAAACAATTTATTGGAAACTAGAACACCTAAGTTGTGTGTTAGTTTGTAGAAATAGACAATGGTTTAAAGATAACATTATTTATTTAGAAGACATTTGGACCACTATTGAAAAAGAAAGAGTTAGCGGTTATGAACATAGGGCACCTAATCGCAAACAAAAAAAGGAAACTGTTGATATTATGACAAAGCCGAGTGGCGGATGTTTACTACAATTTAATAAGGAAACTGGAAAAATTACTGTAGTTAAGAAAGATACTGATAACACTGCTATACCTATTCCTATTCCTGAACTTAAAGATATAGATATTCATTTTTGTAACGAAGTAAAGTGATACTTAATAAAGAATATTTTCATTTGTCGGAATAGAAAAATACAATTCATTAGGTTCGGTTCTAAAATATCCCGCTCGTGCCCCACACCCCTCTTCGGCTGGCGGCAACGGATTTACAACATTTGACGGCACTTTTTTATTTTTGTATAACGCGCCACAAAAGTCCGCTCTAACACACGTCCCCTCATCCGGATTTTCATGATAACGCAAATTATTTGTTATTTGTTCAAAAGAAGCTAACGGAAGTACCGGATAATTAGACCAAATATTGCTATAGTTATTGTTAGATGTTTCATTTTTTCCTATTAAAGGAAAATCGTCTAATATAGCTTGATCAACTGACTTTGGAAAAGTGCCTGGTGTTGACAAATCATATAACCCACTAAATCCTTCTAATTTTTTTATAAATGGAGCTAAATATAAACTAACAGCTAGTATTCCTATCAAAAATATAATACTTCCAAAAAATTTATCTTTCATATAATATAGATTTATATAAAAACTTAATAATTAAACTTTTCAAAAACTGACTTAAAATTAAACTAACAAATATCATTATATTATGGAATCTAATGATATGCGCGTTACTAAACGAAATGGCGAATTGGAAGAAATCGCATTTGATAAAATTTTAAAAAGAATAAAGGTTCTAGGACAGGAGGCTTCTATAAAAATTAATTATCAGCAACTTGTCATGAAGGTCATTGATCAGTTGTATGATACAATTTCAACCACAAAAATTGATGAATTAGCAGCCGAACAATGCGCAGCTCTTTCTACTCTAAATCCTGATTATGGAACACTTGCTGGACGTATTATTGTTTCAAATCATCAAAAAAATACAGACCCATTATTTTCAAATGTTATGTGTCAATTATATAATTTTTATGATGTACACAATAATCATTGACCATTAGTTTCTTCTCAATTATGGGAATTTGTACAACAATATAGCGCTGAATTAAACAATATGATTGATTATAATAGAGATTATTTGATTGATTATTTCGGATTTAAAACACTTGAGCGAGCGTATTTATTTAAAAAGGGTAAAAATATTATTGAAAGACCTCAACATATGTGGATGCGTGTTGCTGTCGGTATTCATGGAGATTTAAATAATCCAAAAGCATTAGAATTAATTAAGGAAACATATGATTTGATGTCACAGAAGTATTTTACACATGCAACTCCTACGCTATTTAATGCGGGAACTCCAAGACCACAGATGAGCTCGTGTTATTTAATTGCTATGGAAGATGATAGCATTGAGGGAATCTTTAATACTTTGAAAGATTGTGCTCATATTTCTAAATGGGCTGGAGGAATTGGTCTACATGTTCATAATATTAGGGCAAAGGGTAGTCATATTCAGGGAACAAATGGAACTTCTAATGGGTTAGTTCCAATGTTACGAGTATTTAATAATGCGGCACGATACGTTGACCAAGGAGGCAATAAGCGTAATGGCTCATTTGCTATTTATTTAGAACCTTGGCATTCAGATATTTTTGACTTTTTAGAAATGCGTAAAAATCATGGCGACGAAGAAATGAAAGGACGTGATCTCTTCTATGCTTTATGGGTTTCAGATTTATTTATGGAAAGAGTTAAAGAAAAGAATGGAAAA